TACACTTTTTCATTCATATAAAAGCTAACTGTCTTGATTTTTTTATAAACTTTAAATTGTGAAAACCAACTTTTTGCACTATTACTTATTTGGTCATAAGCACAAAATGCAAATAAATTAGATAACTCTTTAGGTACTTCTTGAGATAATGCTATGATTGCTAATCTTTTATGAACTGTTGTAGGTTCAGCTCTCCAGTAATAACATGAATTATTATTTACTGCACAAAAAATATTTGGATAAGTTAATGCTTCAATTAATGACCTATCAAACATCTTAGTGTGATTAACTGCTGTAATTGCTACAAGATATAATCCTTCAATATCTAAGCTATCATTAATTTCTGACATCATCATTTTTGCTAACCAATCTACATCTGTCCATTCAGATTGTGGTTTTGCATTAATAGACCAATTTACAAATGTATCTATTGGTTCATAATCTACACATACTTTTTGTGGCTCTTTTATTGTTGGTAATTTTGAACTACAATTTGTAATGATAAATAAACATAAAACAAAAACTAACCATCTCATACTGTATTACATTTAGATTTAATAATAATCTCATCAGGATAATCAAATGGCATCCATTTAGCTAACTGATGAGATGTTTTTTCAAATTCTTCAAGCAACTTTTCTTCTATTGCAGCTTGTCTTTTAATTTTACTTTTAAGTTCTCTAATTTCTGAGTCTTTAAGTTCAATTATTTTTTTAAGTTTCTTAATTTCGAATAATAAATCAACTTTGTCCATTTTCAATTAAATATCTATATTGAATAAATCCTTTAAAATTATTACACCAACCATAAATATCACTTCCTTGTTTAGCTTTTGATGTATCACCTTTTACAAAATTACTATACTCTGTATCACTCATAGCTTTAGCACAATGTTCAAATGGACTCCAATGACCACTCTCTGCTAGTCTATCATGTAACTTAATGTCATTTTCATAATTAGGTTCTTTATTTTCTTCACCTACTACTGTGTATGATATTCTTGCACATCTTGCTGTTGCTATTTTTCTAATAGCTCTTGAACCAGCTCCAATAATTGATTCACCTAATTCATTTTGAATACTCATCTTTTTAAGTACTTCTTTTAAATTGTTTTCATCAATATTATCACTAAAAGGAATATGCCATTCACCAGTTTGTAATTGTTTAGGTTTAGATTCATTATAAACTTCTAACATTCTTTTTGCTAATTCTTGAATATGAATTTCAGCAGCTTCATGATTTCTTAAGTTAAAAAAGTTTTCTAATCCTTCTTTTCCTGATGTAATAATTACTGTATGCCACATAAATGGTTCAAGTAATCTATTACAAAGTTGTTTGGTTACTCCTTTAGAAGTTAAAAGTTTAGCACTTTGTAATGCTTTATGCATACTTTCTATCCAAGAATCTTCAAGATACTTAATTATATTTTCTTCTGTCCAGTATTCAGTACCTTGCATTCCCTTGTGTTGTTTTTGCCATGCAATAGGTATAAAAGGATTTTCTTCTACAGATTTAACCATTTTCTCAAATGGTATTGCTCTACTTGATGCAGAATTTCTTGAGAACATTCTGTGAGTATTAAACTCAGAGAGGATTATTCTTGGAAATGTAACTATAAATGTAGTTAGTCTATCTCCTTGAGGATTAATAGAATCTGCTATTATCTTTGCTTGTATCATATTGTGTTTGTTTTAAAGTTAAAAAATAGTCCTGACAGGATTCGAACCTGTATAAAGTGTTTATATAGTCTTTTATATTAAACATCTTTACTTTCAATCTAGTATAGCGTCTACCAATTCCGCCACAGGACTATTAAATAAAACATCTTGTTCAGGGTAGGTAGGAGCCCGTTACCTTTATCTGAACCCTTTTGCCATCATTTTCTTTACAGGTGATGTTTTATTTTTTATAGGTTTCATTATAATATTGTTCTCCACAGCTTTTATATAATGTAGCATCAAACCATCTTTTTTCTATTGGTAAATTTGCTGCTTTTATTATCTGCTGCTTTTCCATTTCAATGGCTGCTTTGACAAACTCAGATAAGCATCTAATTGAATGTATTTTGTCTGAATATACTATTTCAATCTTGCCAGTTTCAATTTTTTCAATCAACCATTCTACTGCTGTCATATCATTTCTTTTTAAATTGTTCAGTTAAAAGTAAATATTCAGCAGTCAAACCTGTTTCTCTGCTTTTTTCTACTATTGCAATAACTTCTTCCTCACTATACATCTTTTTAGCTTGCCATTCAGCACCTTCTATAAAAGCATCATAATCTCTTACATTGCTATTAAAATACCTTTCTTCAGTATCTATTACTGTATTTATAGGAATATTACTATATTTTTTTGCGGCTTCTTCAAGTGTTTCGTTTGTCATACGTTATCTTTTTTATAGGTTTCATTGTAGTATTGTTCGGGTTCGTTCTCCACATAAGGATGAAGGAACTTATACTGGAATGCATCTTTTATCTGTTGCTTTTCTATTTCTAAGGCTTGTTGTATTATTTCTCTTACTTCATCCCACATTTCAATTGGTATGTAATCAACTTTATTATTTAATTTTGTTACCAAAAATACTACTGCTGTCATATTATTCTATTTAAAAAATGTAACGAATTTTATTCCAGGGAATTATCTCATCATGTAGTTTTACAAAATCAGATATATACCTATTCTTTAACTGCCATTTATATCTAATGTTCTTAGAACCATAAGATGATGTTTTATCTTCTTGTACTTCAGGATTCCATAACAATTCTTCTACTTCAGGATTATGTTCTAAATTATATTCATGCATACCTTTATTATGAGTTAGCATAATACATTCTGCAAGTATATCATTTTTAATTTTATCATCCACATAGTAATCAATCTTTTTGAACAAATCTTCATATAAAGATTTAGCTCCAGGAATAATTATAATAGGACTAAAATTAATATGAACATCATAACCTGCATAGTAGAAATCATTTATAGCTTCTATTCTTTCTGAAATTAATGAAGTGTTTGGTTCTAATATATCAGATAAACTTTGTGGCATAAGTGAGAATCTAATCCTAATCTTTTTATCAGGATTGTAATCTAACAATTTATCATTTACATATTTAGTTGCAAATGTACCCATTATAGGTAAATCAGATTGAGTAAAGAAATCAAATATCTTTTCCCAATCATGGTATTTAGCATGTAATGCAAAATCTTCATTACAAGAAATATCATAAGTCCATAGATTTTCATGAGTTTGATTAGGTATTTTAACACCTAATGTTTGAGCATGATTATATATAGTCTGTAATATTTCATCAGTATTTGTAGCTATTGATATACCTTCAGGTTTATTCCTCCTCATATAACAATAACCACATTTAAATAAACAACCATGAATAAAAGAAGGAGTAATGTAATCACTACTCCTTCCAGATGGTTTTATATCTAATGCTTTTCTAATTGTTTGAGTTATCATATTAGTTTTTTAAAATTAATAAATATACTCACCTACCCATTGAGTAAGACCTTGTGAGTTGGTGGTTGTTTTTGGTCTTGGGTATTTACACCTCATATCACAATCTCTAAAACAATGCGATGGAAAACACAAAGATTTTTCACACTCAAATCCAATAGGATATTTTGGTTGTTGGAGGGATTGAATATAATCTTCCATATACTTCATTTTATTATTGGTAATTTCAGAAGCGTATTTCATAGCTTTCCTCAAATCCTCCTCTGTGTATTGATATTCATCAAAACCTATTGGTTCAATTGGTGGTAATAAATCTACACCTTCAAGTGTAGGTGCATTGTTGAGTGGTAAATGTGCAATTATGTTTTTGCAACCCTTACAAATATCATACTTAGTAGATTCATCTGTAAATCTTGCTTCTAATGGATATTCAGGATAAATACAAGTGTGCCAGCTTCCTAACTCAATTTTTGAATCATCTACAATTAGTAGATAATTGGGTGTTTTAATTATGTTGTGCATAGTCTATTAAATGAAA